GAGTGGGACGAAGAGAACGAGGCCTGGTCTGCGGACTTGCCTTTGGATTGGTACGGCGACCACCGAGAGTGGATCGTGAAGGCCGACGGAAGCGAGAACCCGAAGGCCGGTCCGCAGACCAGGCCTCGTTCTCTTCGTCCCACTCTGCGCGGACGCCGAAGCGAATCACGATGCAGACGCTTTCGCTCTTGTCGCTCTCCTCGATCGTCCAACTGAGTGGGTAGGCGCGGAATGTCCCCGTCTGGGCGATAGGGGCCTGCGCTGATTCTTGGTGATCCATTCTTGCTTTGGCCGGTTCGTTGTGGCCTTGGGGTTTCAGGGGTTTCACTGGATGCCGAGCTCGCGCCAGAGCGAGTCCGGTGTCTCGTTCGAATCGTACCTCAGCGGCATCGACAGGGACTTCGTCCTGCTCTTCGCGCGGTGGGTCGGGAGCTCCTTCGAGTAGGCCGAGCGCGTGCCGTGGCCCCGAGCCTTGCCGTCTTCGACGGAGACGTCATAGCCCACGACGATGACGTGGTCGGCCCACTCGTGGCAGCGGTCCCGGATCGAGCCTCGCCCCCGTTTGTCTCCGGCGTACAGGTGAGGCTCCCACCGGATGAAGTCCTCGCCGGCGGGGTTCGGGACCGGCGTGCTCACGTCGTGCGCGACCAGGCACACGTTCTTGCCGAGGTCGGCGATCCGGTCGAGGTCGGCGAGAAGTCCCATCCACTCTTCGTAGACGAACATCCAGCCCTTGCCCCAGCCGAAACCTTCGATCGAGTCGACCCTGTGACCCTTCTCCGTCGAGCGGTTCGCGATCACGTGCTCTTTGGCGAACTCCTCGCAGACCGTCGCGCTGTCGACGACGATCGAGCGGACGCCCTCCCAGGCCTTCTGGTCTTCGGCGATCTTCTTGGCGAAGGATGCGAGCTGACCGCGGAGCTCGGTCCAGTTCCGAGGGATGACTCGGCGCACGTCCATCTTTGACGTGCTTCGCTCGACGTCGAAGAAGACGGGGGCGGGGAGGTAGGCGGCGGCGGTCGACTTGCCGATGCCTCCGGCGCCATAGATCAAGATGCGGTCACTTCCGACCGTCGACCCGCTCGCAAACTCGAAGTCGAGCGGAGACGGGATTGTTGCCCTGGGGCTTGCGACCTTCGCGGGCGCTGCCGGGGGCGGGGGTGCTGTTGCTTTCGAGCCCATAGCGGTTCACTGTGCTGTTGGGGTTTCAGGGACGAGCTCCGGGTGGAGCGCTTCGCGGATACGGTAGCCGGGGGGAGCCGGCTCGCCCGCACGGGGCCTGCGGTTGTTCGAGCACAGCGCGAAGAAGTCGCACTGGCCGAACGCCGAGCAGGCGTCGGGGTTCCTGTGGAGCAGGTCGAGCTCGGTGGCGTGCTCGATGACTTGGATCTGGCGCTCGACCTCTCCGCGCAGGGTCTGGAAGTCCTGGGTGGTCCTCGAGACCTCGCGGCGCGCAAAGTAGAAGCCTGGGCGGTCGCTGATGTCGGAGGTCAATCGAGCCCCGTACAGTTCCGGCGTCTCGCGACCATCGTTCAAAGCGAACTCGACCGAGGATCCACCGAAGTCCTCACCGAAGTAGGTCGCCACGCCTGCCTTGTCGAGCTCGCCCTGCATTCGCTTCGCTTCAGCCTTCGGGATCGACCTCGGAGCGATCGTCGGCTTGCGGACGACGTCATACAGGATGAAGTCCGGAAGCTGCTGCACGGCGTCGGGGCGCTCGCTGGAAAGGGCGAGAGCGTACAGCCCGGTCTGGGTGTCCATCCGGAGTCGGGTCCAATAGCTGCTCTCGTCGTCGACTCCGTCGCTGGTCGTCTTGCGCTCGAGCAGGCCGCGGCGCCCACCAATCTCGATCACGCCGTCGATCTGACCTTCGAAGGCCCGGCCGTCGCGCTCGACCTTGAACGTGTGCTCCGACTCGATGATCGAGAACGGCTGCGACGCCCAGAACCAGTGATAGGCGGAGAAGAGACGGGCGAGCTTCACCGCCCAGAGCTCGCCCGGAGCCTTCGCTGCGATGTGCGCGTATGCGTCGCCGCCCTTCGCTTGAACGTCGTGGGCCTGGTGCCAGAGCGTTCCGACGGCAAGCGCTTCGGAGAAACCTTCGACGTCGAGGTCGAGGCGCTGAAGGTAGCGCAGGTCGAACTTGGTGAGACAGCTTCGGGCCGTCGACAGGAGAGAGTTGGTGTAGCTGATAGGGGTCTTCATCTTGCTTTGCTTGCGCACTCGGGGCCAATGCCGGAACGGATGGAGTCCGGATGCGTCAGCTTCCGGTTGCACGCGACGCAACGGCCTTCGTGGTCGAGGCGGTAGCCTTCCGGCCATCGAGATCCGTGCTTCGCTTCGGTCGAGCCGCGGACTGCGAGGTCTGCCCAGATGGACAGCTTCTTCTCCGTCGACGACCAGCCACGCTCCTGGTAGTGCATCGAGTCGACGCGCATCCTTGAGTCGGGGCCTCGGAAGCGCTTCCAGACTCGGCATGTCAACTCGTCGTCGTCCCAGAACGCGACGCCCTGGAAGTCGACTTCGTTGTTAGGTCCGACGAGTAGCGCCAGCAGGCGCTTCCCGCAGAGGTCGCTCGTCGCCGTCGTCACCGTGTACAGCTTGACCGTGAAGTGGCCGCTCTCTGGATGACTGACCGTGTAGGTCCCGTTGTGAACCCTCGGCCCTTGGACGAAGTCTTCGAATAGCTCTTCGCTCATGTTGTGCTCGGCCCCGGCTCGTTGTGGGGCGACTCCGGCGGAAGCCTACCCTGGCCGTCGAGGCGCGGGGGATGTTGCACGAAAAAGGGCCGAGCCCCCCTGAAGGAGCTCGGCCCCGAGCATCACAGCGCCCGCCGCGGAGAGCGACGCGACAGGTTGCTGACGCTCAGGCTCAGGCGAGCGCGAGCGACGCAATCCGCAGGGCGCCCCCGATCCATCCGACCATGCGTTGGTCGTGGGCAGCGGCAGCGTCGTCCGCTCTGAGCCCAGCGAACATCGCCACGTTCTCGACCTCGGCCGTCACGGCCTGACCGAATCCGGGTTCGGTCGTGATCGTCGAGAGGTGGAGAGTCCGCTCCGACATGAAGCGAGCGACCTCGTCCGAGGTTTTTTCGATCGACGCTCCGGTCTGCTTGAGCGTGTCGTCGAGCATCGACTTGAACTCGTCTTGGAAGTTGGGCATGGATCAGAACGCCTGAAGGCGCAGGATGGTTTCGGAGAAGAGGGACACGCGAAGCCGAAGCGAGTCGGCGACGCCGGGACCGATCTCGCCGTCATCGAGCTTGTCCTCGATGCCGCGGTCGGCCCAGGGGCGAAGGGTGGTCCACAAGATCGAGCGCACCGGTGAACGCTTGCCGGTCTCGAGCGCCGGAGCGACCTTCGCGACCTCGGTCTCGAGCGCTTCGTGCGCCGAGGAGTCGAGGTCGCCGTCTTCGAGTCCATCGGCGAGCCCTCGCTCGACGTCAGCGCGAACGCTGGGCCAGGCGTTCAAGGCGGGCTGGAAGAGGGCAGGGTCGATCTTGTTGCCGATGCAGGACGAGAGCAGGACCGCGCACAGGAGAAGGGCGGCCGGCGGCGCGCCCTTCTTCAGCACGGCTGCGATCCGCTCGCCGATCGCGTCGGCCGTCGCCTGGTTGGGGACGGCAATCCGGATCTCTTCGAGCTTCTGCTGCTCGACCAGTCGCTCGGTCTTGATTCGCTCCTTCCCGATGTCGGCGACGCCTTGAGCCCCGACGTAGGCCAGCAACGGCGTGATGATCATGGCGATCTGGTCCCACGGCAGACCTTCGCGGGAAGCGAAGAAGGCGATGAGAGAGGCGAGCGCCGAGGCGATGAACTTCTTGGATTCGAGTAGCGCTTTCAAGGGCATGGTTCCTTGTGTGAAGGGGGCATCAGGAGGTTCGCGGCGTCGGTCGGAGCCGAGGGCCAGTCGAGGCATGGCGTGCCGCAACGTCTCGGGTGACGAGCCACGCCTGCGTCCATGGTGGGACGGGGGATCCTAGCGCGCAAGTCGAACTGGCACTGGGCGGCCTTGCGCTTTGGGCCGTGCTGGTCGTGAGCGGGCGCTGAATCGACCGGAACCAGCGAGCGGATGGTCGAGAGGACGGCGTCGCCGTCTTCACCCTTCCGACCGAAGACTCTCTGAAGCACATCGACGACCGAAGAAGGCGAAGTCTCGTCCAGCCACATCGTCAGCGTCGGGGCCCCGCCGGAGAACTCGACGAAGCCTTCTGGGAAGACCAAGACCGGGTCGGCATACAGGGCGCCGTCGCGGGCGCGTACGTGGATCTTAGGCATGGATGCTCGGAAGGGGCACGGCGTTCTGTGTGAGCCAGCCGACGACCGGCCAGCGGTTCCGCATCTTGTCTGCGGAGTTGACGAAGAGGTAGGTGAGCGGGTCCGCCAGCAGGGTGAAGTCTCGCAGCCACGAGTCGGCACCTTCGACGCCGAGCTCGAGCGCGATCGCGAGCACGATGGGGTAGTGGTAGCTGCTCGAATCGACGCTCGCGCGCGACCCGTCCATGAACACGCGGTACCACGGAGACGCGGCCCCCGGCTCGCGGCAGTCCTTCGCGATGAACGTGCAGAGTCGCGCCATGACTTCGTGCTGGACGTGAATCCCGGAGCGGTCGCACATGAACAGCGCCCACAGCAGGATCGCTTCCTGGTAGGTCTGCCCGATCGCTTGCACGCCGAGCCGCGCGTCGAGCCATTCCTTGCGCTCCTGGCCCGACATCGACGAGTAGCCAGCCGCCTCGCGCGCACCGGGCATGGCCTGGTCGATCGCGAACTCTCGCGCGTAGAAAGTGGCCTCTTTCGACCAGTTCTCCATGATCCCGCCGTTCGGCCGCTGACGCTCGGTGCACTTCGCGACGAAGAGCTCGCAGGCGACTCGAGACTCGGGGGTGCCGTTCAGCGAGAAGTCGAGCGCATAGACGACGGCGGGCCATGCGTCACCACGACCGAGGAACGCCGAAGGCGACGGCGACTCGAGCCGCAAAGTCGCAGCCAAGACCTTGATGCGTCTCTTCGAGTCGGGGCAGTTGTTCTCCTGAGCGTTCGCGGCGTCGGCGAGCAGCAGGCGAATGATGTGCTGAGGGTCGATGTTGCCGAACGGCCAATCGGCGTCGACGTCGTCGCTTCGAGTGAAGATCCCGATGGAGTGAGGGTCTTCAGTCTTGCGGGCGATCACGTTGCCCGGAGCGTCCATGCCCAAGACGAGGTTGAAGCCAGGAAGGAGCAGCGAGCCCCCAATCGTGTCGAACGCCTGGAGCAGTTCACCCGCGCCGCCCTTCGTCAGCGGCAGACCGCGCTGGCGATCGTACAGCGAGGCAGAGAGCGCCTTGCGGAAGCAGAAGGCCAGGTCGGCTCGAGCCGCCATCCGGGTCGCCGCCTCTCCGTCGTGCTCGATCCCGCCGCCGCCGGTTCCGCCTCCATTCTTCTGGCCGCCCCCGTGCCGGATCTTCCGGCGGGCACTAGCGCCTTCGATCTCTCCAGCCCATCCAGAGTCGAAGGAAGTCCCTGCGGGGAAGCTGCCGCCGTGAGGCAGGCCCCGGCCGCGCTCTTCGAGGAACTGCCTCATCTGACCGATGACCTGCGGGCCTCCGCTCCAGTCCGACGGCGAGGGAAGCGAGAATCCGTGAAGCATCGGCGCGGCCAGGTACTCCTTCCCGTCGAGCCCGAAGGTGAAGGCCTGCGCCCGCCCCGGCTGTTCGATCCAGGATTCAACGCTGGGGTGATCGGCGAGCCAGTCGGGCACGAAGATGATCGAGCACGACCAGACGGTCGCCGTGTGCAGCACGCCGAGCGGGACGATCTCGAAGCTGCCTCGTCCGAGTTTGGAGTGAGCGTCGACCGAGTCTGCGGTCTTCCCGTTCGAAGCCGACCAGTCGTCCCAGGGGACGAAGGTCGCCATCGGGCGCTCGCAGGTCGAGACCGCTCTGAATCCGGGCAGACCCTTGAGCTTGATCGACTCGAGCGCGACGTCGACGCCGGGCGTGTCCGTGTCGCCGTTGCCGAGCTCGATCTCGAGCTCGATGATCGGCAGGTGCCGGTAGACCGTGAACCTGTGCCAGACGTCGAGCCGCCCCAGCTTCGCGTGCCCCTCTTCCCGGACTCGGACAGCGCCGGGCGTCACATCCTCAGCGTCGGCGCGGATTCTCGCGATCTGGGGAGCGGGCGCCGGCGCATCGTCGTCGGTCGACCGCGGCGAGAGCACGAGCTCGAGCCCTTCAGCCAGAACCCCGACGACCGCGTGGACCGCATCGGCCATCACGAAGGGCTCGTCAGGGGGCGGGCCATCCATCACCCTGAGCCCCCTGGCGATCTGCTCGCTGTTCGCGACAGCCATCACCTCGGCTGACTTCCCGATCAAGCACGGCTCCTGCTGAGTCGGGAGCTCGTTGCCCAGCCAGTCGACGATCGTCATCTGACCGTGGGCAGGCACGACCGCTCGAACGCAGCCGGCGGGGGCCGAGAAGTTGGGGACATACAGGGACGAGAGTTGGTCTGACATCGGGAACGAGCGGGTTGGGGTAGCGGGTCTGGCCGGCAGAGGGTAGACCGGGGACGTCAGGCGTGCCTCGGGGGTTCGCCAGGACTGGGACCGGGGGCCCGCTGAGAGGCAGCGGGCCTCCACTCCTCCCGCTATTCGGCCGCCCGCGCCGCCCGCATCGCGACGCCGAGCGAGGAGGTCCAGTCGATCGAACGCCAGTTCGGCAGGTGGAAGACCAGCCACAGAAGCTGCTCACGCTCGAGGCTGATCCCGGCGACCGCCTGACGGCGATCCTCGAGCGGCCAGCCGTCTACGATCTCGTGCGCGGGCTCCGGCGGCGCCTTGAGAGCTCTCAGGGCCAGGTAGGCTCCGTGGGAGCGTCCGTGCTCGATCCTCGACGAGAGCAAGCCGACGAAGGCCGCCAGGGCGACGAAGCCGACCAAGGGCCCTTCGTGGTCCGCAGGCAGGGGGGAGTGCTCTGATGCGCGCTTCATCGGAAGGGAGCGGGCCCCTGGACGCTCCATCGCGACCAGGGGCCCTGGGATTCCAGCCGGACCGGCCCGACATCCCCATGCGTGAAGGATGAGCCTTTCGAGCCGACCGGCCGATTCAAGGTCTCCCGCTTTGGCCGGAGCGGCGAGCGGATTCTCCAGATTCCATCGAGGGCCCCGCCAGACGCCCTGGGAGGCCGCCTGGCGCCTCCGCGTCTCCCGTGGTCTCGCCGCCCGTCGCCGCGGCGCACGGGAAGGCCCAGCGCGGGGGATGGGCGTGGAAGGAACGCAGGCCCGCGCCTCCGGAGAGTCACGGGCCTGCTCGCGGCAGCCGACGGTCGAAGCCGTGCCCGGCGGCGCTGCTCAGGGTTCCGATTCGTAGACCTTGCCCGTGCGGCGCCGCTGCTCCGCGCTGATCCCCTGCAGCTGGCGCTCGATCTCTTCGATCCGAGCGCCGTGCTCGGCGCTCCCAGACGCCAGAGCATTGCTCGTGTCCTGGATCCATTCACCGCGGCGGGTCAACTCCTCGCGCAAGACGTCCAGCGAATCCTCCAGCGCATGAATGCGCGGCACGCTTCCAGCCACCTCGATCATGTGGGTGGTCAGGCGCGCGTCCACCGCGGCGATCGAAGCACGCAGGAGGTCTTCGCGCTCGACCATGTAGACCATGAGCTTGTCGAAGCGGCTGTCTACCACTTCGCGGCGGTGGTCGGCCTGGTCTCGAGACCATCGGTCCACCTGCATGCCCCCGATGACCTGACTCTGCTGCATCTGCACGGATTCCATTCGCTCCTGGTCGCGCATGAATGGAGAAGCCGCCAGCGCCGCGATCGTCAGCGCCAGCGCGCCCGTCGCGATGGCCACGCTGTAGTTCGGACGACCGGCGTTGCGCATGTAACCGCGGACCTCCGCAGCGAACGATTCAAAGGCTTCTTTGAATCCATGGATCTCTCGCCCCTGCGCTCGCTGCGTGGTTTCCAGCCTGCTAAACCTCGCGTCGGACGATGCGAGGGCTGGATTCTTCTCCGCTTCTTCGGTCATGAAATCAATACGGCGTATGCCTCAACAGGTCCGCCGACGGTCATCGTCAGCAGCTTCTGCGGAGAGGTGTCGGTCGAGGTGTGACGCACGCGAAGGTCGTCGCCGGTGGTCAGCCCGCCGCTGGAGATCCCGCCGGTAGTTGCGCCGGCAGCGATCAGGGTCAGCCAGCTTCCGCTGTTGTTCAGTTCGTACTCGACGTCGCCGGTGGTGAAGGCGCTCGAGAGCGAGAACAGGTGGCTTGTCCCTCCGTCTGCAAGCACGAAAATCGCGCCCTCCTCGTTCTCATCCAGCTCGCCGAACGCGTGCTTGCCGACCAGGTCCGAGTCGACCGTAAAGTCGAGGTCGAACCAGACCCAGGACTTGTAGACCACGGCGTCGAGCGTGTGCGACTGACGCACGCCGATCGTCAGCGATGCGGGGAGCGTCGTCGTGTCGAGCCCGGCGAGGATGTCGAGCTGACGCATGGTCGTCGACGTCCCGCTGATGCCGGTCGACGAAGCGAGCACCGTCACGCCGTTCCTCACTTCGACCTCGACCGTCGTCGAGTTCGCCGTCGGGAAGTCGACGAAGAGCGTTGCTGCATCCGTGGCCAGCGCGGCGACCTCATCGGTCGTCCTGAAGTCGCGCCTGACGATCTCGTCCACGAGGATCCCAACGTCTTCGCCGGATCCGGAACCGTCGAGGCCCACGCTGGTGGCGTCGAGCGTCGTGCCGTTGAGGTCGAACGAGGCCACCGGGTAGGGGCGGCGGGTTCGGTTCGCCATCGTGAACTGGATCGCGGTCGCTGCGCCTTCCGCCACAGATGCACCGATGCCTTTCGGGAGCAGCTTCACGTCGACCGTGTCGCCGGCGGGGATCGCGTCGTCGGCCAGGTTGCCGGCCACGAAGATCAGGTAGACGGGGTCCCCGACTGCGTGGGCCTCCTGGACCGAGTCCAGCACGCCGCGGTAGACGTTCGACAGCGTCACGCCGACGCCAGCCGCAGAAGCCGTCTCGAACAGCATGAACTCGCTGCCGACGAGGATCAGAGTCGAGAGCTCGGCGCCGAGCTCCGTGACGTCCAGGACCGGCGGGACAGCGCTCAAGATCTGGGTGTATGCGTCGGGGTCCCCGACGATGCTCACCGAGGTCGCGGGGTTGGTCGCGCTGATCGAGAGCGCGGCGGCGAGTTCCCCGACGAGCATCCCGCCTCCGATCTCTCCGAACTCGACGAAGGCGCCAGCAGGCGTCCCAGTCGTGTGACGCTGGACGATGTCGATCAGTGCCGCCGACCCGGTCAGGCGGCCAGCGCAGAAGACCTTGTCGCTTTCGGCGAGCTCGGTCGCCGGGTCTCGATCCGTGAAGGCGCGCGGAGCTTCGAACGCAAGCTGCTCGGCTGCCTCGATCGCGGCGACGACGCTCACAGGGTCAACCCACTCAGTCGCCGGCGGGTCCCCGAAGCTGCCGGCCGCGGCGCGGAAGACGTCTTGCACGCCCTTGATCGTGATCTTCCCGTCGATCAGGTCTCCGTAGTCGACGCCGCGGACACGGATCGGCAGCTTGATGTGGTCCAGCGCTTCGCTCGTGAAGGCGACGACGTCGCCAGGCATCACCCCGTACAGCTCGCGGGTGGTCTCCCACGACCCTTGGGCCAGCGGTATGGAGAGCGTTCGGAGCTCGCGCGATGCGAGCGCGTTCGCCAGGGCGCCTCGTTTCACGCCGGGGTGCGACACCTGGGCCGGAGCGACCTTGCCCAAGATGCGGGCGTTGGCCATGTCCTGGTCGAACCCATAGGACTCCTTGTAGCTGTCCTCCCCGTCGACGAAGGGCACGCGGACCTCGTTGACCGTCCCTTCCCACGTCCCCTGGTTGAACGTCCGGATCTGGATGATGTTGTCGTCGGTGAGCTCGGGGACAAGGTCGATATCGTAGTCATCCCGAATCAGCTTCAGCTGCCACTTTTCGGTCAGCGGATTCTTGAAGAGGATGCCGTCGATCTGAGCTTCGATCTGCTGGACGAGCTCGATCATGTAGATCTCTCGGTCGAGGTGGAACGAGAAGCCGTTGCCCTCGTCGAAGAGCGTCGAGGCCGCAGCGGTCAGGTTCGGGACGTCCATGTCTCCGGTCGGCTCGCCATAGCCCCACTCTTCGTCCGTCAACATCTCATAGAGCACGTTCGCGGGGTTCGCGCCGCCGTCGACCTCCTCCTTGCCGCCTGTCAGCGCGAGCCCGTTAGGGATGCGCTTCAACTCGAAGAGCCAGCGGTCGATGTTCGTGCTGTTTCCGAACCAGGCGCGATCCTGGAACGGGATCAGAAAGCAGACTCCGCGCAGGTGAGGGATCTTTCCGTTGGAGCCCAGCACTTGCTTCGGCGTCCGCCATTGCAAGTTCAAGGTCAGCCCCGAAGGCGTCGACGCCGGGCCAAGACCTGCGACCTTCGAAGTCGCGGCCGGGTCCGAAGGCCTCGAGACGTAGCGGCCGCGCTGACCGTTCGCGTCGGTCGTCGGAACTCCGAGCACCGTGTAGGTCTCGCCCGTCGCGGCCTCGATCTTCGTGACTGCGTTGCTCGCGCCGGTATCCACTTCGACGATCCGGAAGCGCGCGGCGGTGACCTCTTCGCCGTCGCCTTCAACCACGTCCACATAGTTGCCGACTTCGTAGCCCGTTCCGGCCGAAGCAATCGACGCGCCATCCACGATGTTCCCGAGCAGGTAGGGGCTCGGGTCTTGGTCATCGGTGCCGGCGTAAAACTCCCAGGTGCCCGTGATCCCGCCAGTCCCGAAGTCGCCGCCGCCCAGGATGTCGGGCTTGTCGATCTCGAAAGACTCGCCGTGCGTGATAGCGCTTCCTGTGTCGGCGACCGCGTCGAACAGCAGCTTGCTCTTGCTCTTGACCCAGACCCGAAGGAGCTCGGTGTTGGGGTCGCCCTGGCAGAGCGCGAACTGGACGGCTAGCTCATACCTGTAGCCCTGGACGATCGTCTTCGAAGTGAAGATGCCGGTCTTGATCTTCTCCTTGATCGGGATCGCTCGAAGGTCGCCGAACCAGACGACGTTCGGGCCCTCGATGAGCGTGGTCCCCCACAGAAGCGGTAGCGGCCGCTGCTCCGTCGCCGTCGGGAAGTTGAAGTCGCCCAGCCCCTTCGGCTTAGCGTTCTCGATCTTCGGGTCGGGGCGGAGCAGTTCCGCAGCGACGAAGATCGCCAGGTTGATGAAGAATGTGAGCCAGGCGCCCATGGTTCAAACTCCGTCAGCGAACGGGTTGGAGACGGGAACGAAGTGGAAGCCGCCATAGTTCTCGATGTTGTTGAACTTGGAATCGCAACCGTTCGAGCCTTCCGCCGTGTGGTCGCATCCTGCGAACACGTTGATCGAGCTCGGGGTCGGAGACATCCGAGACTGGAGCGTCAGCACGTCCCCGACATGCCCGACGATCTTCCGGAAGTCATTGGTGCCGATGCCCTCGACGTAGCCGTTGACCATGAACCCGTCGGAGTAGACGCCCGAGAGGCCCGACGAGACCGTCAGCGCGTTCAGCACTTGCGTCGAGACGTCGAGCGAGGCGGCCCGGAACGTGGGGTCAGTGTCGTCGACCTTGCAAGTGGCGGGGTCATAAAGAACGTGGTTGCACGAGGCCGTGAAGAAGCGGCGGGGGATCGTGCGGCCGAGCGAGGCGAGCACGGGTCGAGCAGCGAGCACGCAGACCTTGCCGTTCTCCTTGAAACTGGCCGACTCGATGTATCCGTCGAACTCCTGCAGCACTTCCGGCGTCGGGAGATCGTTGCGGTGGAATCGGCGCATCGCGACCCGCACCCGGTAGCCGGGGAGGTCGCCGGTGAAGAGGCGCCCCACCGGGTCTTCGGTCGGGAGCTCGATCCGGAACTCGCCCTCGCGTTCTTGCGCGCCGTCCTCCTTCTTCGAGCGCTTCAGACCCTTGACCGGGGTGTAGGTCAGGGACGCGACGGTCTGCGCGTCCTGCGCCGAGGTGTAGCGGTAGGTGGTCGAGCCCGCGGTGATCACGAAGATCTCGACCGGGCGCCCTTCTTCGACGCTCGTCTCTTTCGCTTGATACGTCATTGGAGCGTGGCTGCGATCGGCGCCGAGACTCGAGCAACGAAGGCGTTGCGGTCGAAGTCGATCGAGATGGAATCCGAATCGAGCCGGACGCCTTCGACGTACTCGACCCTCTCCACGTCTTCGATCGCGATGTTGCTCGACCAGTTCGAAGAGACCTCGAGGCGGTCGGTCGTCGCATTCACGGCCGTGGCGCTCGAGACCGTTCTGTAGACCGGCGCCGACCCATCGACGAACACGATGCGGATCTGGTCCTTGGGCGACCGCGCTCGCACGAACTGGCTGTAGCCCCAGTTGGCGACGTCCATCGTGTTCGTCCCGCTCGTGATGGCCGCGGACAGTTGCAGGTCTTCCGAGTCGCGCGGGACGAAGAAGGAGACCTGGCGACCGTGGAGGTAGCGCAGCAGGTTCCGGAGCTCCCAGACCGCCTGGCGCCCCTCTGCCCTCATCGTCAGCCTTGAGCGACGGCGAGAGCGGTCCTGGGTCCCGACCTGGAACGGCTCTCCTGCTCCTCCGTCGACGAGCAGGAACGGATTGCTGGAAGACTGCCCGACCTTCGTCCCGCCGACGATGTTCCCGGAGTCCCAGAGCAGCTTCGAGAGGTAGGTGGCGAACGGGGATGCGTCGGCGAGGTCGGCGACGTTGTCGATGGCGGTGAACTCCACGCTCTCTTCTCTCAGGTTCACCGGGTAGCGGCTCCCGTCGACGCGCTTTTCCATCCGGCAGATGGACAGCGGATAGACCGGCGTCCCTTCGGGGTAGCTGTTCAGCAGCGCGGAGACGAGCGTCAGCGAGCTCGCGCCGACGGTGTCGATCTCGGCGACGTCGAAGGTTGACTGGCTCGTCAGCACGACGGCGAAGCCACCGGCACGGAAATCGCGGTATGAGGTCGAGTCGACCGAGATCGAGAGATCGCCGGAGGTCGCGGCCGCGGTGAGCGAAGTGTCGTCGAACCAGACCGGGACGCCGAAGTTGCGAGCCTGGTAGTCAAAGACCAGGTTCTCAAGCACCTGCGCCTCTTGCCCTTCTTCGAGCAAGTAGCGGTAGACCCAGGACTGGCGCGGGAACTCTCGAAGCGAGATGCGCTGCTCTTTGCCGTTGACCGAGGTCAGGATCTGGGTCAGGAAGTCGAGCCCTTCGCGCCAGGGCGACTCCGGCGTGGCGCCGAAGAGCACGATGCGCTGAATCTCGATCGGGACAGAGATCGAGAAGCCGCCGGTGAAAACGAAGTCGAGCGTGGAGTCGACGATCGGGTCACCGATCGCCGAGACCTCGAGCGTCATCGTGAATCCAGCGCTCGGGTCGATGTCGGCTGGCAGCGTCGGCTGAGAACCGAGTTCGACTCCGGTCCCGGCGTTACTCGTGAATGAAGACCACTCGCGGTCGTCGCGGCGGTTCGCGTTGTAGACCTCGATGCCGACCGACTGATCGGACAGCACGTTGCCGAAGTCGAAGGAGCGCGGCACGACGTGGGGGCGCTCGAAGAAGTCGAAGGCTGCGACGTGCTTCAAGTTCTCGACGCCGGCGAGCTCGAGCGCGGCAGCGGAGGTCTTGTGGTTCACGAAGACAGGCTGTGTGATCGTCGTGCGCGCGCTCGACGGAAGAGATACCTGCTTCACCCGAAGCCCCGGCGGCGGCCCGTACACGTCTCGATCGCGCACGAAGATCGCGCGTCGAATCGGGTCCTGAGTCTGCGAGTAGGTGGTCACGGGCGGGAGAGGATCAGACCACCTTGCGGTAGGCGATGCCGAGATTCAGCGAGCGACCGGCGACCGAGGCGCTGGTCTTCTGCGACATCGGGAAGATGACCCAGGTGTCGCCGCCATAGGCGATCTCCTCAGCGTTGCCGAAGTTCGAGATGTTCAGCCAGCGGACGTCGGGGAGATAGC